CTTCTTACGGCACTGTACGAGTCTTCCAGAGGCATATGCTGACGGCCATACAGAAGCACTTGCTTTTACTTTATGATAGCAGGCATCTTTCTTACCACTACTTTTGCCCTTCTTATCTTCTTCAGTCATTGCTTCGATATCATACGTCTCATATGACTCGATATCAGGTGCGTTTGTTTTCATGGGTTTTGGTTTGATAATGTCTTGTACAACTGCAAAAGGTTCACCGTATGCATCAGTAAGTTCAATATCTTCTTTTACTTTTTTTGGTTTGTCTGTAGAAACATATGTTGGTTTTGCAGCACCAGTCTTGGATTGTTGACCAGGATCTGCTGCTTTTTTGCGACGGGCAGCAGATTTTCTTTCTGCTTTAGTCATACTTGCCCTTTTAGATGATGAGACGCACTTAGGAGTTCCTTCACCAGGTTTATCACTTGCACAAGTTCCACCAGTGACCACATTAACCCATCCAGACTTACCGTCTTTGGATTTTGATCCCTTGAACCATTTATGAAGATTGCCTTCGTTCATTGTAACAATAAAAAGGTCTCTTAGTATTTATAATTTATCCATCAAGAGCCAAAGACAATCCAACGGTTAGTCCTGGCAGAGTATTCCAGGAAGTTCCGTTATAAAATTCTAATTTAGTTGAAGTGGTATTGTATATTACTGACCCAGCATCAAAAGACCCATCATCTCTTTGTGTGGTTGAAAAGGTGGGAATGTTCATACGAGCATCAGTACCACTAGAAACCATATTTGCAATTTGTCTAGTCTTGCTCATGAGAGTCTTTATGAATATTTATGATAACTTCGTAACTATGACTTGAGAATAGTAATTATTTCCAATAGCACTTACATTATGTGGATTACCCATACCATATGCTGAAGATTGGGTTGTAGTACATCTATGTTGTAGTTTAAATTTTTGATTTACATCAGTTGTTGTATATATGGTAGATCCCATACTATTAGTTTGTGCATAAAAACCAGAATCTTGACTATATGTAGAAGACCCCCGACCTCTCACAAGAGTTATAGATGTATCTAAAATCCTTGCAACATGACTATCGCATCTAAAACCTGGTGCTCTAAAATCAATTTTATATGTACCAGCTGCTTTTAAAGTCACTTCTCCTGTACTACTATTTAAATCAATAATATCATCACCATCATAAGTAACAGTATTTAAGTCCCTATCCTGCCATGCTCCAGAGGTGAAAGATCCTCCACCAGTTGAAAAAGTTTCAACTTCATCAATAATAGCAACTGATGATGATCCACCACCTCCACCAGAAGCAGTAACAGTTGCAATACCGCCACTAGCAGTTGCAGTTACATTGGTACTGAAATTTATTGAAGTTATTCCTGTTCCAACAGAAGTTCCATTATTTTCAATCTCAATACCTGAACTACCCCCACCACCAGAAGAATTGATAGTTACTACTCCAGTTGATCCAGAGATAGTTACATTAGTTCCAGCAATAATAGAAGTTACAATTCCAGTTAATCCTGTACCAGATGATGTTGCTGTTATAAATCCAGCACCATTGGTCAGTTGATTAGTGTTAGTAAATGATGTGGTTATAAATCCAGCACCATTGGTCAGTTGATTGGTATTGGTAAATGATGTTGTAATAAAACCAGCACCATTAGTCAGTTGATTATTATTTGTTGGAACTGTTGGTGTATTTGTGAAATTATCATAGTCAAGATAATAAGATGCTGCTTGACTGTTTAGAGTAAAGGCATTAGTGGCATTGGTTACTGATGTAATTCCACCAATTGTTAGTTGATCTATTTTTTGAAATTCAACAACATCACCATTACTAATAAAGGGTGTCATAGTCACAACAGACCCATTGGTAGCCGTAAAGTCAACTCCACTTCTCTGTTTAATTCCGTTCAGGAATACATCAATCAAACCAACTTCATATCCACCAGTAATTGTGAAATTCGTTGTTACACCAGAAGATGTTTCTGTCTGTCTAGTGATTGTTGAGAATGGAATATTAACAGTTACAGTCGTTCCAGACCCTACAATTGTTACACCTGCTCCAGTAAATTTAACGTCAGTAAATCCAGTTCCAACACGAACTGATCCCGATTGGATTCCAACACCAGAAATGATATTACTCAGTCCACTACCATCACCAATAAATGAAGTAGCAGTAATAACACCAACTGCATTAATTCCACCAGCAAGAACATTAATACCACTTCTTGCAGTAACAATACCAATAGAGTCTACGTTCTTGACATCTTCATATGTGATTGTTCCACCAACACTTAGATTGCCAGTGAACTGAACATCACCTACGACATACAGTGACTTTCCTGTTGCAGCAGATGAGGTATTAATTCCAACAGATTTGTTAGTAGAAATGCCAATGCTATCAGTGTGCCAAGTTCCTCCAGCACCAACATTGCCACCACTCGCTACTATCCACTTATTATTTGGGTCATCCCATTTTAAAATATAGTTGTTTTGTAAACCAGTGATATCAACATCATCAAGATCTTTGATAAAACCTGCTCCACCACCACCCATTGTTGAGAGTTGAGTGGTAATCCTATTAATAAAAAGTCTGTAATGATTTGATAGATCATCAAGAGTAGCAAACTTTTGATCAAGCGGTGTTAATGCATCAGTTTGCCCACCTGCTTTTTCTTTTTCAGATGGTGGTTCATTAAGAAGATAATTTTCTTGTAACTGCTTTTGATCTTTTTTGATTAACGAGGCAATATCCTTAAGTTCTCTAACAGTTGATTTTAAAGAATCAACGTCTTTTATGATAGTAGATATTTCATTATCATAATATTTGACTTCTGGAAGTAAATTTACTTGTTCTTTAAGTTCATTGAAAAACTTTAAAAGTGTTTCATCTGTCTTGATGCTCTGCTCATTGATAGAAGTAATTTCTTTTTCTAACTTCTGTTTTATTTTATTCTGCTCACTCAGAACTGCTTTTTTTAGTTTTCTATCATCATCTTTAAATTCTCTGTGATATTCCCAAACTTTTAATGATGACTTACTTAGTTCAGAATATATTTTATCTTTAGTTTCAGTTAATCGAGTATTAGTTTGATCAATCTTCTCACTAACATTATCTTTAAGGTTTTTGACATTTATATTTTGTTCAAAATCCTTTACTTGAATAGTCTCATTAAGTTCTGATACCTCAAAAGATATCTTTTCTTTAATTACGTCAAGATGCCCTTGAACTCTAGTAAAATCTTCGTCAATAGTATTAAAAGTATTCCCAATCCACCTAAAATCAGGTACATCTCTCGATTTTACTTTATTAAGTTCTTCTACAAGAGATGATATATCACTATCATAGTGTTTGATTTCAGGTAAAGATGTTATATCTTCTTTTAATTGTGTTATCTTATCATTAATATGTTCAATATCATGATCATAATACCTTATTGTTGGTATTTCAGGTATTTTTGATTCAATTTCAGTTAATTTTTCCTCAAGATGTTCATTTTTTACATCTAAGTCATCAATTTTATTACTTTTTTGATCAAACTGTGTAAAATATTCCTCAATATGAGTTAATTTACTACTTAAATTACTTAATTCTTCATCATAATATTTTATTTCTGGTATTTCTGGTATCTCTTTCCTTAAATCATTAACAAGGCGTATCAGTTCTGACCATTCTGGTGCAGTCTCTGATAAAACAGGGTCAATATTCTCTATCTCTTCAACTAAAACTTCTTCTTTGGGCGATTCTGTAATATAATCTTCTACTGACGGAAGTTCCTTTTCATCTATAAAATCTTTATACGAGGGTAAATTATTTTCCTCTACTATATCATTTATTGACGGCAGGTCTTCGTTAGACATTCTATTAGTGTAGTACTTTGGGATTTCTCTCCCTGAGAAACTATTTATCTGTCTGACTTGCTTGCTTTAACATTTTTTGAAGGTCCGCTGTAGAACCGACAAATAGGGCATTATTGACTGTAGTAGGTCCTTTTTGATCTTTTTCCTCACTAACATCTTTCAGTTTCTTCTGAAGATCCATCAACTTATCAGTGGCATCGGAAACGTTTTTAATAAGTTGACCTGCTACTTCATATGCTCTTGGCATCTCACTTTCTTGAGCAAGTTCAAGAATGCCATTGATTGCTTCTTGTCCTTTTTCTATTATTGAATAAAGATTTCCTCTAGTATATTCATAATCTTTATTGATGTCTTCAGTTGATGATTTGATTTTTTCAATTTTATTATCAACTTTTGTTTTATCTATTTGAACATCTGAAACTTCAACGTCAAATGCCTCATCCAAACCGTCATATTTTTTAGTCATAATAGTAATTAACTAAATCCTCCATCAAATCCAAAGTTATCTCCAACTTCAATGAATGAAGCATCTGCTTTAGTGATATTATAGATAGCAGAACCTAAAACGTGCTGCTGAATCGGAGTCTTATCTTGTGCTCTTCTAACTGTTAACTTATTATCAATTATATTGTCAACGTACATTTGCTCTTCGCCCATGTAGATATATGTTTTCTTGGTAAACTTAGTACCATCTGAAACTTCAATCACGGTGTCTTCAAAATCAATGTTTGCTGTTAACTGAGCAACTTCACTTCCATTGTAATCTTTTAGTGCTCTTGGTTCTACAGTGTAAGTAACATCTCTTTCGTACTGAGTTTTTCCTTTTGTTCTTGTTCCTGCAATATATCCAACAGAAACTTTTTCAACAATAGAAGAACTAATATCTGTAAGTGGTCCGTAAAGATAGGTCTTTGCTGTAAATCTAAAAGTATAAACTAATGCTCTTCTTGTATCAAAGTTGCCTTCATAATCATCTTCCATTGATACATTATCAAGCACAACTGGAGTATTAACTACTTCTGTTAATCCACTAAGAAGTTTAACCGGTATGGTGTACGCAGGAGTAAAATAGGGTAAAATCTGCTCAGTTATTTGCAGCATATCATCATTTAGTTTCGTCATTACAGACAATTCAAAAACCATATTATATGGTACTGGCATATATGCTTTTTTAGTTTGCTCTCCGTTATCACCAGTTATAACAAACGTTTGAGATTTTGATACTTTTCTTTCGGGATCATAAGTCAAATCAATAAACTCAAAAGACATTCTAGGCAATGTCATTTGAACAGGAGTATTCAAATCTGGAGTCTGTTCTAATCTTGCTAAGAACTTTTGTGTAGGTCCATAAGCAAGAGGAACTTTGACGACACTCCAAGTCTCATCATTTCCGTCTTTGTGTTTAATCTCGATACCGTTAAACAGAGAACCAAATGAAATGATTGTAGATCTTAGAATTTCGTTGTAGAAATACTCAAACATGATCTTTAAAGAATATACTTCTATTTAACAGTTTTATGTCTAAGGCATTCCAAAAGGATTATTCTCACTAAAATCAATAACTAGACTTGCTTCTCTTTGAATATTATCATTATCTGCGAATGGAGTAACCTCGTCGTAAATACCTACCGTTCTGATAACACCAACCGCAGAAGATTCTGAACCAGTGATCGTTTCGCCTGCCTTGAAGTCTCCACTGACTATTGAAATCTCAAGAGTATTAGCAACTGCATCATACTCTTTAACTCTGGCTGTAGTACCACTAGTTCCACCTGTAACGATTTCATTATACACAAATGATCCACTTGATGTAACTATTCCAGCGACTGGTTTTGGTAATGTAACATCTGGCGCTATAACATATTTTGCTCCACCATTTGAAATATAGATGGAAGTAACGAATCCTGCAGAACTGATAGTAGCAATGCCTGTTGCTTTTACAACTCCATTTACTTCTGTGTAATAGTTTTTCTCTGAGGTATCATTTGAAATTGTAACAACAGGAGGAGAAGTATATCCACCTCCACCAAATGTTACAGTTATACCTGTTACTATTCCACAATTTTGTATGCCTACTTCAACATTTTGAGTTGTTGTAGCAAGACCAACAGTGGAATTATTCACAACAAGAATTGAAGATCCAATGCTCGTTACAAAAGTATCTTTTGGTATAATATAAACTCTTTCATATGGACTATCATATCCAGTCTGCAGTCTTACACGGTCACCAACTACCATATTAGTGGTATTGATTCCTGTAATAACTGTTGAACCTATACCTATTGTTCCAGAAGTTATAATAGAATCAAATCTTATTGTAGAAATTCCTGTAGCAATAAATTGAGTACCTATACCACCAGGACCAGCAACTGCGACATCTGGAGTAGAAACATATCCAAATCCACTACTACCAATAGATATGGCACTAATAGTACCAGCAATAGAAACAGTAGCAGTTGCTGTTGCTGTAATCGGTTGAGGATTTGAAAAACTAATCGTTGGTTGTACTGTATATCCTGCCCCAATAGTTGCTCCAGTTCCGACACACCATAATTTAGTTTCTGTATTGAATCCAACTGCTGTGACAATTCCTAAGATCGGATGAATAGTAGCAATACCAACTGCTACTTGAGACGGGGTTGCAGTTCCTGTTCCAAGTCCAATTGAAACTGTTGGTGCTGTTGAATATGCTCGACCTGTTGTAGTAAATGCAACAGAAGTTTCATCAATACTAGATCCATCAACTCCTCCGCCATTATCAATGGTAGCAACTGCTGGACTTGTTCCTGGATGAGCAATAACAATATCCGGTGCGCTTGTGTAGAATTTACCTTCTGTGGTTATAGCAACTTTTTTGACTGTGCCGCCTGCTAATGCGATTGGATCCATAATAGCAGAAGCAAGTCCAGCATTACCGCCTCCTGTTGGAGCACCAAAAGTCACCGTAGGTGCCTGTTTATAATAAACACCTCCCGTAGTTCCATATGGGAACAGATATGCAGATGCACCAATACTAATAGGTGCCTTTACTACACTGACTCCTGCTCCCACTTCTGACGCAGTATCAAGAATAGCAGTTGCTGCGGCACCAACATGTTTTGGAGTTGATATTCCAACAATTGGTGCTGTAATATATCCTCCTCCGCTATTTGCTATTGATACTGTTTGTACAGAACCTGTTGGAACAAGAATACTAGTAGCAGCAGCTCCAGCACCAGAAAGACCTCCTCCGTGGAATGTAATAATAGGTGCTACAGTATACCCACATCCAGCATTTGTTACATTTACTGAAACTATTTTTCCTGATGTTCCGTCACACCCAATATAATCATAAGTAAGTGATGCTATGCCAACTGCTGTTGTTCCTCCTGGTGCGGAAGAGAAAGCAACTCTGGGTAGTTCTGTATACCCTCTACCCATATTTGTAAT